GTTTATCAAGCTCATCATCAACAACGGCATTCATCCGTACATGGTTGAACCCGCTTGTATCGGTGTATTGCGTGAAGATACGCCTTACTCTGATAGGCAAGAGGCCATTACCCAGACCTACTACATCACAAAGTCTGAGTTGTATGACCGTTTGTACAGCCATCCTAAAAGGGAAGAGATTGTTAAGCGCATTTCTGCTACCCAGCATGAGCGTACAGAAATTGCCAACGGTGTTGAGCGCATCATGTTGTCGCAGTCGAACCCGACAATGTACGGTAATGTTAATTTAGACCTTGCCGGACAGAATCGTTACAAGGCGACAGTCGCTGAAGACACGGTTGAAATGACTGAGTTGTGGGTGTGGAACGATGAAATCAAAGATTACCAAGTTGTAACCAAAGCAGACCCAGACGTAATCATCTATGACCGCCCTGGTGAGCAGGTGTTCCTCAAAGGTGAATTGCCGTTTGTGCAGATTTGCCCCAACCCCTTGTATGACTACTACTGGGGTGGCTCTGAGGTTCAGCGGCTGGTGTTCCTTCAGGAATTACGCAACAAGCGAATGTCTGAAATCTTGGACTTGCTCTCCAAGCAGGTTAACCCACCGACAGCACTCATTGGCTTCACGGGCATCTTGGATGAGAAGAACTTTGCGCTCAATCGTGCTGGTGGCTTGCTAGCAACTGACATGCCCAATGCGAAAGTAGAAAAGTTAGCGCCAACTATTCCGCCTGATTTGTTTAGAGAAATTGGTGAGATTGACCTGATGTTTGAAGAGGCATCTGGTATCGTGTCTGTGTTGCAAGGCCGTGGTGAAGCAGGTGTGCGCTCGTCTGGTCACGCATCCCAACTTGCCCGTTTAGGCTCTAGCCGTGCCAAGAAACGTGCCCTCATCATTGAGGACAGCCTAGAGAAGTTGGCAACGCTGTATCTGAAGTGTATGCAAGTCTACGATGCAACGCACTTCACAGACATGGACAACAACAAGTTCATTGCTGAACAGTTTACCCAGGACTTTGTAGTGAAGGTAGATGCCCATTCCAACTCGCCTATCTTCATGGAAGACATGAGAGAGCTTGCTTTCAACCTTTACAAGGCCCAAGTCATTGACAAAGAGTCACTACTTGACTTGCTGGAGCCACCAATGAAACAATTGCTCAAAGACAGACTGAAAAAGATGGAGGCAACGCAACAAGCTCAACCCGTTGCGCCTCCTCCAAAGGCAGAGGGTTAACCAGACTGAAAGCAGGTAAGACAATGGCTACACAAGCAATCGTTCCTCCTAGAGCAGACCAGCCGAGGATGGGCACTGAGCAACTGAAACGAGGCGAAATGCCCTCCGGCTTGACATATCGTCAAACTGGGGTTAAAAACAACACCGGGCGTAGTCAACGTGACTATTCTCGGCGAGGTTAACCAGGAGCTATCATGTACGGAACTAAACGTGGTCGTAAGACCCGGCGTTGATTCCCCGCAAGGGAAAGGGTATGGCTGCTTCTCCTTTAAGTAAGTGGCCGCTTGTTGAGAAGGAGCGCATCATGCGTAAAGCTCGTAAAGGCCGTAAAAGCCGCAAGTAATCCGTAAGGATTTGTCTTTGGGAAGCAGACATAAAATGCTTCCCACCCTATTGACAAGCTGTTTGTAAGTGGTTACAAACGGCGCACAAGGAGTTTTTATGGCAGTACCAACAGACAAGTTGATGGAATTGATGCGAGGCAGTCGTTCTGCCGCCGCTCCTGCTCCTACTCCTGTTGAGGAAGACAATCCTACTGAAGCGTTCTCTGGTGATGACACTTCACCGATGGCCTCCCCCATGTCAACTCCTGAACCAAAAATGGGTTCTAGAGAAGCGGCGATGATTAATATCAGCATGGCAATGGACTTGCTGGAACAATCTCTCCCGGCACTGGGGTCTGATTCAGAAGAGGGTACAAAAGCTCTGGCAGCTATTCGTACTCTCACTGGTTTAATCGGGCCACGGAAAAACAAAACCAACGAACTTCAGCAATCTGAAATTTTGCAGATGCTGCAAACATTACCCCAGGCAGGTGGCGCAACGCCTGAAGGTAAGGCAATGCAAGCAGCGCCGATTCCCGGTATGCCTCCTCCCGGTGGCGCACCAATCCCACCCCCTATGTAAGGAAACAACATGGAATTGTTCAAGCCCCGTGGCGCAGCCGCACCCCGCCGTCCTACTGACAACAATCAGCAGAATGGTGTTATCACCAACACCCCCCGTTTCTCACAACTTGGTGGCTTGTCCACCCCAGGCAAAGTCGGTAAGACTGGCATGGCTGTGCAGAAACCTGCTGACGGCAAAAAAGTCATCTAATCGTATAAAGAGGGTAAACCATGTCACTAGAAAACATTTCATCAGATGCTCGGGATGAGTTAGCGGCCTTGGCCCAACAACTCGCTGAGAATCCCGCCACTCGCAAAGACTTTCTGCGTATGACCAAAAAGGTCAAACCAGACTTGCCCATTCCCGAACTTGACATTGAAGACTACACGCACCGGGCGGTTAACCGTTCTGAAGAGCGTGTGCAACAGTTGGAAGCCAAGTTGCGTGAGCGGGATGCAATGGAAGAATTGCAAAAGCGCCGTCAATCCTTGATGAAAAAAGGTTTGATTGCTTCTGAATCTGAAGTGGGCGATGTGGAAAAAATCATGCTGGAGCAAGGTATCACCAACCATGAAACAGCAGCACAGTATCATACGTGGATGAAACAGGCAGCAGTGCCGACTTCTTCTGGTTACAACCCCCAAGTCATTCAACAGTTTGACTTGAAGGGATACTGGAAGAATCCGACAACTGCCGCTCGCTCTGAAGCGATGAAAGCACTCAATGACCTGCGGAAACCGCAACGGCCCATTGGGTTGTAAAGAGGGTATTTTTTTCTAAGGAGGCCTTATGGCTATTGGCGGCGGCATCCTACCAGCAACAGGGTCAAGTCAATTCAATGAACTGACCTACGTTACTCGTAGAGCCTTTATCCCCAAGCTGGTTGTCCAGCTTTACAACTCGACACCCCTCATGGCGGCTCTGATTGCCAACAGTCAGCAAGCCTCCGGCGGTGTGTCTTCCGTAACCGTGCCCGTGCAGGGCGCTCAGTTTGTGAATGCTCAGTGGTCTGACTACTCTGGCTCTTTTGCCCAGCCGTCAGTTCAGCAGGGTGCTTACAACGCTGAGTTTGACCTCAAGCTGATGATTTCTCCCGTGCCGTTCCTCGGTATGGAAGGTGCAGTTCAGCAAGACGCAGCTATTATTCCGTTGATTGAAGCTCGTATGAACGATGCAACCAACGTGATGATGGATGCAATGGCAACGGCCTTGTACAACAACACTACCAACACTCAGCAGTTTATCGGTCTTCCTGCTGCCGTTAGCGCCACTGGCACTTATGGCAACATCAGCCGTTCTGCTTATACGTGGTGGCAGTCCAAGTCTTACGCTGCTGGTTCAGTGAACCCAACCCGTCAAAACATCCTGCAATACATTTCCGGCACTGTGAAAAACGGCGCTGAAATGCCTAGTTTTGGTGTTTGCGGTTTTGGCACTTGGACTTTGCTGGCTCAAGACTATGTTGGTCAAGAACAGTATGTCATCACCCCAGGCTCCGGCTTTGATGGCGACAACAACGGCCCCCAGGCAGCATTCCGTGCCCTGATGGTTGCTGGTGTTCCCATTTATCCTGACCCCTACTGCCCAGAAGGCACGGTTTATTTCCTGAACACCAATTACCTGTCGCTCTACATCCATGAGCAAGGTTCGTTTGTGTTTACTGGATTTGAATCCACCCTTCCAAACTGGCAGATTGGTTATGTTGGTGCGGTTTTGATGATTGCCGAATTGGTGAACGTCAAACCCAAGTCGATGACCGTGGTGTCGGGTTACAACTACCTCTCACTGTAAGGAGTCATCATGTCTCTATCAACTAACAAAATCATCCTGGCTGGTGCAACCACCAACGCCTCTGGTGCATATTTCAGCAATGCCACTGTTACAGCAACCAATGCTGGCGCAGTGATTCCTGCTGGTGTGTACGTGATGTTTCCTGCCGCTAACGTGATTGTGACCGCCAACAACGGTTCTACCATTACCACAGTTCTCGCCAACAACACTGGTGGCGTGATTCTGTCTGATGGTGTGAACGTGTTTGCTCAGTCCACGATTGCTGGCAACGGCACTGTTGTCTTGTTGGCTACCAATGGTGGTATCAACGTCAGCAGCACCTACGCAGCATAAGGGGACGGTATGAACGCAAACCATGTAGGTGCACTGTATCCCAACAACTTTGGTAATTTTCTCATTGGCGCTACCCCCAACCCTATCGGTCTGGGCAACACGGGTAATGCTGTTGCGACAATTCCGACTGTTGGTACAAGCTACATTGTTCGCCGTATCACCGTGTCGCAAGCTAATGGAACAGTAGCCGCCGCAAACGTAACCATCATCAATAGCGCAGATGGTGCAGTTGCAAATGCGGTGTCTAACGCTGTTGTATTGGCAAACGTCACAGGAACAACCAAGTATCAGGATTTGGATTTGACGGCTAACACCGCCACTACCATTTATACTGGTTCTTTGTATGTCTGTGTGAACACGGGAGCCGCAGCTAACAACTCGGTTCTGGTTGAAGTATACGGCGACATTGTCACGCTATGAGTGTTGTCTACGTAACCAATCGCTCTCCTGATAGGCTTGCAGTAATGTATGCCTACAAGGAACTGGAGTTTCCAGTAGGCAAAACTGTTGAGATACCTTTAGAGGCAGCTCAATATATTTTTGGTTACGGTAAAGACGATAAGGAGTCGTGTCTGGCCCACTTGGGCTGGATACGCCTTCACTCCGAATTGGAACAAGGAATGGAGAAGCTGTCTAAATTTGATATTCAGACAGAGGCTCCCGAACAGAACCGCTCGTTACCCTCGGCGGTTGGCGTAGTACCTCTGCGGCTTGAAAAAGCTGCCGGGGGAAAGGTCACCCAAAGGGCAGCTTAAAATGGAAGCCAAATGGCAACTCTCACTTCCTACATCTCGGAAGTCCGGCGGCTCTTGCATGATGCCAATGGTGTCTTCTGGTCAGACGCTGAACTAACGGACGACATTAACAGCGCCCGTGAGAGAGTAGCGAGAGATACAGGCTGTTTACGCACACTTCAAATCACAAGCACCCCCATTTCTAACACGGGTGTACCTGCAAGTATCTGGACTGCCGGAACTGCTGTTACTGCTGGTCAGTTTGTTTTTAGCGGCATCTTCATTTATGCGGTTGTTACCAGTGGTACGTTAGGGACTGTTGCTCCTCCCTACCCGTCTGACAACTACACATTCCCGCCTAGCACTTCGTTCACGGATGGCACGGCAACCTTGCAATACTCTGGCCCTGCTGAGATTATTCCGTATGCTATTTTGTCTACGGGAACAACGCTGGACATTCTGAACATCACGTTGTACTGGGGCAATAGCCGCCTTCCTCTGCGCTACTTGGCATGGTCAAACTTCAATGCTCAGTTGCGGTATTGGCAAAACTATGTTGGCAGACCCGTGTGTTTTTCAGTCTACGGTCAATCTCAGATTTATATCGGGCCTGTGCCTGACCAGTCGTATGTCGTAGAAATTGATAGCACAATTTTGCCGACACCGCTTGTCACAACAAACCCGTCTGCAACAGACCCTATCAATGACCCCTATACATCTCCTGTAGCTTTTTATGCGGCCTACAAAGCCAAGTACAAAGAGCAGAGCTATGGTGAAGCAGAAATCTACAAGCAAGAATATCTGAAGCATGTGAATGCCGTGCTTAACAGCACCTTCACACGGCGCATCCCAGACCCTTACTCAACTCCGTACTAATCATGGCAGCAGCAGAGCAAAAAAAGTCCTATGCTGTCATCAAGAACTTCAAAGGCCTAAACACAAAGGCCAACCGAACGGCAATTGATGAAGATGAGTTCTCCTGGATAGAGAATGCCCAGCCTATCGGGTTTGGCAACATCAAGATTGTCCAAGCTCAGTCTGCCGTACTGGATTCTGGTGCAAACGCAGTTGTGTTTGCCAACACCACAACCGCACTAGAGTCTGCCAACATTAATGTTAGCGACTACCTTTTGTCTTTTGAGGACAACGGACGAGCTGAATATTTCAACCTGACCAATTCCACCAAGGGTAACGTGGCTGTGACGGGCACATTCTCTAGTGCCAACGTATCTACCGCCCAGTTTAAGAACGAGCGTGTCATTGTTGGTGACCCAACCAAGGGTTTGTCTAACTGGGATGGCACAAACTTAGTCTCTATGGGGTCTGTTGGCTCTATAGGCATAACAAACCCAGGTTCAGGGTACTTGGCTGCACCATCGGTGGTTATTGGCGCTCCTAACGACACTGGTGGTGTACAGGCTACGGCAGAAGCAACCATTACCACAGGCGCAGGTGGACTCACAAGCATTGACGTAACTGCTGGGGGGACTGGATACGCCGCTGTGCCGGGTGTAACTATCACTGCCCCAGATGTACAGGGTGGTACACAAGCTCAAGCAGTCGCCACCATCTCTGGTGGTATTGTTGTTGCCGTTACCATAACTGAACCCGGTTCTGGCTACTTAACTGTACCCACAGTTGGCTTTTCTTCTGGCGCAGCAACAGCTACAGCTGTGCTAACCAAGGGTACTGTCAACTCTATCACCCTTACAAACGCTGGTACAGGCTACACCTCCCCGCCCACCATCACGTTGACGGGTGGTAGTGGAGCAAATGCGGCAGCTATTTGCCAGCTTGTGACGTTCAAGACTGGCACTCTATCTGTTTTGGTAACCAACGGCGGCTCTGGCTATGGAGCCAGCGGCTCTTTCTTTGTTGGCGTTTCTGGCACGGGTGGTTCTGGCGCAAATGCCACAGCCATCGTGAGCGGTGGTGCAGTCACGCAAGTGATTATGAATAACCCTGGTAGCGGTTACACGGCTGCTGGTACGGTTACTTTTGGTGGCTCTGGCTCTAACGCTGCTGGCACGGTTATCCTCAACAGTGATGAGATTGCCTCTGTAGCCACTTTCTCAGGTCGCACCTGGGTGGCGGCAGGACGTACTGTGTACTACTCTGCTGCCGGAAGCTACAGTGACTTTACCTCTGTGTCTGCCGGGAACTTCCCGATAACAGATTCAACCCTGCACGGCAACATCAAATCTCTGTTGTCGGCAAACAACTTCCTCTACATTTTTGGTGAAGACAGCATCAACGTCTTTTCTGACTTGCGTGTTTCCGGCACAGGCTCAACCCTGTTCACAAATACCAACGTCAGTGCCAGCGTAGGCAGTAACTTGCGGTATGCGGTATTCCCTTATTTCCGCAGTGTGTTGTTTATGAACAACTACGGCATTTATGCCTTGGTAGGTTCTACCACCAGCAAGTTATCTGACCAGCTAGACGGCATATTCCCATACATAGACTTTACTTTACCCGTCACTGGCGGTCAGGTGTTAATCAACAACATCTTGTGTGCGGCATTCAACTTCTATTTGAAGTCCACTTACCCGTTTGCCACGGGTGGGCGGTTTATCCAGTGTGTGTTTTTTGAGAAAAAGTGGTTTGTTACAAGCCAGGGTGCACTGACTTACATCAATCCTGCGCCTGTTGGCGGTGTCATCAACATGTACGGGGTTGCAGACAAGTCTTTGTTTAGGTTGTACGCCAGTGCGACATCCAACGTGTCTAGCAAGATACAGACGGCATTGTCGCCTATGAAAGACCCAATCCGTACCAAGCAAGCTCTGAAATTTGGTATTGAGGCTACGCTTACCACTGGTGGCACATTCAACGTGACGGTGGATAGCGAGAGTGGTTCCAGTCCTACCTACGTGCTGAACAACACAGTTACGTGGTACAACAATTCGAATGTAACTATTACTTGGTTAAATAATTCCAGTTCGACTATTGGCTGGTTGACAAGTAACGGTTATGCTCTTTATAAATCAGATGCCCAGCAATACGGCAAGTATTTGGGTCTGACAATGACTTCTACAGACGCAGGGTTTGTAGTCAACACGTTTGAATTTGAACATGAACTACGAGTGAGGTTTTAACATGCCTGTTCCATATACTTTTGGCACTGCAACTGCTGCCATTCCTTTGTCCCAGTTGGACAGCAATTTTGCTACTGCAATCACGCTTGGCAACACCGCTGTTTATCTGGGTAACACCACTACGTCTATTGGTAACTTGACGTTAACCAACGTCACTATCAGCAGTGGTAATGTGACTCTTACAAATGTATCGGTAACAACTGCTAACGTGAGTGGTACTGCAAACATTACAACATTGGTAGCCACCAATGACGCAACCATCAGCGGCCTGACAGTTGGCCGTGGCGGTGCTGGTGGTGCGGCAAATACAGCTTATGGAACTAGTGCTATACCTATTGCACCAAACTCAGGTGTAGTTGCTATTGGAAGTAATGCGGGTAAATTATTTAATACAGCAAGCGATACGGGGCAATCTACTTTTGTTGGATATTTTGCTGGTGCTTCTTGCGTATCGGGAACTGACAACACCTTTATTGGTGGTAGCGCAGGGACAAATACAACTGGTTCTAAAAATACCGCTATTGGAAGCCAAGCACTCCAATTAAACACCACAGCCTCTAACAACACTGCTGTGGGTTATCAGGCGGGGTATACAAATACGACAGGAACGGGTCATTCTGTTCTTGGCTATCAAGCACTTCAACTAAATACCACTGGTGGCTATAACACTGCGTTTGGTTATCAGGCAGGACAAGCAAACACAACTGGCGGTAATCTTGTTGCTATTGGCTCGGTTGCTTTGTATAAAAACACAACAGGCGCAGAAAACATTGGCATTGGTGCGGCGGCATTGGCAACCAACACAACTGGTCAATACAATGTAGCGGTTGGTTCATCTGCACTCACAGCCAACGCCACAGCCTCAAACAACACTGCTGTGGGTTATCAGGCAGGGTATACAAGCACAGGGTTCGGGCAAACTTTTATTGGCTATCGTGCTGGATACACATCTAATCCTTCAAGCACAACCATCGGGTATAACACAGGCGTTGGACATCAATCCTTATTCCTGTTAACAACTGGCGTTGAAAACGTAGCGGTTGGTGATGCTTCTGGTTACAACCTTACCACTGGCACGTACAACTCGTTCTTTGGCCCAGGTGCTGGTTTTTCTGTTACATCTGGCGGAAAAAACACCATCATTGGTGCGTACAACGGCAACCAAGGCGGCTTAGACATTCGCACAGCAAGCAACTACATCGTGCTGTCTGATGGGGATGGGAATCCGAGGTTTTATGTTGATGTAAGCGGCAATCTCTTTGCTGGTACAAGCAACACTTCTTTTTCAATGCCCTCTACGGGTGGCTTTAGCAGATTTGGTGCTATCAACGCAACCAATGTATTGCAAGTGGCTTATAACAGCACAACCTCTGGCGTTTCTTTAACCAGTGCCGCTACCTCATGGGGGACATTTTCTGACCAGCGATTAAAAAATGTAACTGGGGTTTATGAAAACGCACTGGCAGACATTGCCCAAATTGAACCCATCAAATTTACTTGGAAATCTGACAAATCAAACAAGCCTTGCGTTGGCGTGTTGGCCCATACAGTAAAAGCTGTTGTTCCAGAGGCGGTTGAAGAAGTCGCCAACAGCATGGAAGATGAAACACTGTACTTGCAAGTGCGCTACACAGAACTCATCCCATTGATGATTGCAAGTATTAAAGAACTCAAAGCAGAGGTTGACAGCCTCAAAGCCCAAATCAACGGAGCATCAGCATGAATGAAATCACCGCAGAACAAATCGCCCAGCACTACAGTGCCGCAATGGATTCGGTCAACCTCATCAATGCTGGCAAGCCCGAACTGATGGAAGATGCTGAGTGGGCAGATTGCTTGTCCCGCAACAAAGAGCATTTGAAGATTATGCTGGCAAAAGATTTTTGGACAACGGAAGACTTGGCTCCACTACAACAAGCGAGTCAGTAATGGGAACACAAGCATTTACCAAGACAGGTAACACTGTCACATTTCTAGCGGCTACAACAGCACCGACTGCTGTACAAGCTATATCTACCACGCTTGGTGGTAATCAGTATCGCATCATCAATGCTGGTTCTGTGACTGTGTTTCTAGGTTACGGTGCAGATGGTGCTAGTGCAAATAGTAATGCCGCAGTCATTACTACCACAGGCGCATCTATTCCACTGTTGCCAGGTACAGACGAGATTCTCTCTTTCGTACCCAACGCTTTCTTCACAGGCATTACCGTTAGTAGCAACGCTACTATCTATGTGACTCCTGGCGATGGTTCATGAGGTAAACCATGTTAAAAACAGTCAGTTCAGTCATAAACGCTATAGGCGCTCTTAACTACAAAGGTACGTGGGACGCAAGTACGAATAATCCTACGCTCACATCAAGTGTAGGGACTAAGGGCGACTACTATGTTGTGTCTGTAGCTGGCTCTACCAACCTAGATGGCACTACTTTATGGGGTGTCGGGGACTGGGCAGTTTTTAACGGAAGCATTTGGCAAAAAGTAGATGCGGGTGATACAACAAACGTAACCAGTCTGACCGTTACAACCCTTACAGGGTACATGTATGCTAACAATACAAGTCCTGTAACAGCGTCATTAACCATACCTAACAGTGGTCTAGCTAACAGCACCCTAACACTTGGTAACACTACCCTCACATTAGGTGGCACTACCAGTAATGTAGGCGACCTGACTCTAGCTAACGTAACCATCATAAGTGGAACAACTAACGCTGCTGTGTTCAATTTCACAGGAAACACAACTACAACTGCAACGTATGACATAGCAAGTTTGCCTCTGCAACCCGCTGGATTTATGCAAGTCAAACTTAACGGGGTGGTAGTAAAAGTCCCCTACTACGCTGTCTAACATGGATAACCAACAGATATTCAACGCCGTAGTCAGCATAGCTGGCTTTCTTGCTGTCTTTGTATTCAACAGTGCGACAAAGCAAATTCAACGTCTGGAGGACAAGATAAATGAACTTCCTAAAGAGTATGTGGCAAAAGATGATTACCGTGTTGATATCTCTGAAGTTAAAGATATCCTCAAACAAATCTTCAACAAGCTAGATGACAAAGTGTCTAAAGCTGACTTGAAAAGTTAGACGGAAGGCAGGGTAACTCTACGAATTTCGAAGTTTTAAGCTACGTCAAGTTTGGGGACAAGGATGGCCTCGGAGAATTCCTGTTTGAGAACGGTGTGCAACACCAGCTCTTCTACGAGATTCTTGCTGACCAGGGAATACTTGTGCAGAAGTACCCCATCACAGATGCTGACCCCGCAAACCTAGATGACTGGTTGTTCGTGCATAACCAAGAGCATCAGCAGTTAGCTGTTATCTTGAACCTAGATAACCCATTTCAGTTGCTAGACAGTGACTGGAATGTGGAAGAGGATTTCTACGATTGGATTGGTGTGCATCAATCTATTCATCAACAAATAGCATCGTCTTTGGGAGTGTGACATGGGCTTTTTTCAAAATCCGTTTCAAGCAGTACAAAATTTTGTTGCGGCTCCAGCAACTGCTGTATCACCAGCAACAGACCCTAGCATTGCTGTTAGTCGTGAGTTGACTAAAGTTGCTCAACCTGTAGAAAAAGCCGTCACTACTGCTGTCTCTGACGTAAGCAAAGCTCTCAGCACTGATGATGCTAAGAAAGCTATGGCTATTGCCGCTGCATATTACTTGCCCGGTGTAGGAGCTTCTTTAGGTCAGACATTGGTAACACAAGGTCTTATCACTGGCGCTGCTGTTCCCTACGCCGCTGCTATTGGTACTGCTCTTGCCAGCACAGGAGCTAGTGTTGCTCAAGGTGTGCCATTTGATACTGCACTGACAAACGCAACTGTTAATGCAGTAACAAGCACTGGTTCGCAAAGTGTTGCTGGTTATATCAGCAAGCTGGGCGCTTCACCAGAGGTGGCAAACGCTGTCACATCTGTAGGTGCGTCAGGACTAGCAACTGCTGCAAAGGGTGGTAGTGCAGCAGACATAGAAAGAAACATGACTGGCGCACTTGCCGGGTCAACCATTACAAGCATGACTGGTGACAAGATTGCTGGTGCTGCTGTTGGTGGACAAATTACTGGCGGTACGACTGGCGCTCTCATTGGTGCTGCTGGTGCTGCTGGTGCTGCTGGAGATGACAAAACAAAACCAGCCGCTCCTGGTGAAGACCCAGGAGTTAAAGTCGCCGGAGGAGATGATGCCGCCACGCTAGAGCTTGCACGTATTTCTGCAATACCTGAATTGCTAGGCAAAGAAGGTGAAAAAGCAAGTCCTATATCTCCAGTAACAGAAGAGGGAATAACTACATATAGGCGTTCTATTACTGGTGTAACTCCAGATGGAAAGCCGTATGGATATGTTGTTACGTATGACCCTGGAGCGCCACAGGGAAAGCAAATATATTATGAAACAGGATATGTTGCTGGCCCAGAAGGTAATTTAGTAGAGCCGACTGGTGGTGCTGGCGTAACCGCAACTACAAAACGCCCAACATTTGATACTGAAGGAAAACCCAGCGGTGGTGGCCCAAGTCAAAATTTGGTCATTATTAGCGACAAATCTACAGGCAATGCTTCTGCTGGTGCGGTTTCTGGAAAAGCGGCAATAGATGCAAAAAGAGCGGGTGGTGCTGCACCTGCTGTTATTTCAGGTTTGCCCGGTGGCGGGGTTATAGAACGTCCTGGCTATGGAACTGGTGACCAACAAATTTCTGCTTTGATTGGTGGAGGAAGAGGTACTGATGCAGGTGGTGGTGGCTCACCTGGAACTGGTACTGGCACGGGTACTGGCACTAAAGGAACAGGAACTGGTGATGGTACAGGCGGCACAGGTACTGGAGGCGGCGGTACTGGTACGGGTGATGAAGAAGAACCAACTCCAAAAAAAGAAGATGGCTACAGGCCTGACTTGTTCATCTATGGCGGCAAATCTCCTAATATTCCTGGGAGACAGACCGTCCAGTTGGGCACTACACTACAGCCTCCGTTTTACCCTTCTACCACTCTGGGACAGGCATTGACAGGATACCGTGGAGCGGGTGAAATTGAGGGTAAGAAAACTGGTAAGC